TTACGCAGGGGAAGATCAGCCACTACCAGCACGAGACCGGCCAAAGGCGGAATCGGCATGGAGATGATGTCATCGGGAGAGGTGGTGCCGCCGAACCCGAACTCCAGCATGTGATCGAGAGTGTCGTCGTTGTAGGCAAATAGCGTGATAAGGTCGGTGTCGGACGTGCCCGAGACAGCCGTATGGATAGTGGTGTCGGAGCCGTCTATCGGAAGCACAGTCGTGACCTTGATCCCGCGCCCGTTGGTGGAGCCCGAGAGGGTCATCCGTGTCATCGTGTTTGCCATCTCGACTCCCTACGCGAAGGTTTGCATGTGAAGGATCAGATTCTCGTCGTCGGGAATGACGGTGGCGTCAGACCCTGTCGCCCCTGTTGCTCCGGTTGGTCCGGTAGCTCCAGTAGCTCCAGTTGCCCCAGCGCCCCCTGTGGCTCCCGTAGGCCCAGTTGCACCTGTAGCACCAGTGGGGCCCGTAGCACCAGTGGGGCCCGTAGCACCTGTGGCTCCTGTCGAACCAGTGGCCCCTGGGTCTCCTGGGTCTCCTGGGTCTCCTTGATCCCCCTTCGCTCCGGTAGCGCCAGTGGGGCCAGTTCCACCCGTCGCTCCGGTAGCGCCTGTTGCTCCATCAGTTCCGTCGTCCCCGTCCGCGCCAGTGACTCCCGTCGAACCTGTAGGCCCAGTTGCCCCGGCGACCCCTGCATCTCCCGTAGCTCCCGTAGCTCCTGTTGGCCCTGTCGCTCCGGTTGCCCCCTGAGTACCCGCATCTCCGGTTGCGCCGGTAGCTCCTGTGGAGCCAGTTCCCCCCGTGGCCCCTGTAGACCCCGCCGTGCCAGTTGCACCGGTTGGCCCAGTTGCACCAGCGCCCCCTGTAGGCCCGGTGGGGCCTGTAGCCCCGGCAGACCCAGGCAAGCCCGGAGGACCGACAGAATCGAGCGTGACTTCATAGGTGACGTACTCGAGCTCGGTCGCACTTTCCGTAACCTCAAGCTCAACTGAACTCTCGATGATCGAAAGATCAACGGGCAATTACTCGGACCTCGTGACATCCTTCTCGACCGTGAAGGTTCCGGCTATCAGCGTCCGTGTGATGTCGAACACGGTTTGTTGAAAGTCCCAGACGTACTGGCCGCTCATATCCGCGGTGTCGGTGTCGGGTATCGAGTACCCGACCTCACCACTCGCAGCGCTACTCATGTCGATGTCCATCTCGGCCACGACATCACCGTCCGGGGTACTGCGCACCTGGGCCGCGAACTCCCTGGTAGATACGTCGATTGGAGAGCCGTTCTCCTTGATCGTCACGACATCCGCGAAGTCATCTCCGCGGAGAATCTTGTAGTTCAGCTTGGCTGGGAGGACTTTGGTGGTAGCCATCAGCTACGCACCGCGGTCACGATGAAGTCCCACTGGGCGCCGAGATGCGCAACAGTCGGCTCTGGTGTCTCGTAAGCCCTATGGCCGCTGACTGCGACTAGGTCCATGCTGGTCGCCTTTCCGTTCAGGGTTGGGTCTGCGAACAGGAGAAGGGGAAGGCAGAGGTCGTCCTCGTCGTCCAAGAACGAGATGAGCAGGTCCTGGCCGGCGTCGTTGTCTGCCGTGAGCACTCTGGCTCTAACGGTGACCTGATAGCCACCGGCAATGTCTCCGAAACCAGCGGCGGTGAAGTCTCGGGCTGGGTCGGAGACGTAGACATCAACCGTAGGGGGCGACGGGTTGAGAACCATCCCGCGCTCAACCTGAATGTCCACATCAACATCGTCGAGAGCATCCCGTAGAACCGACACCATCTCGTCCAGAACGTCTCTGAGACCACTCAAGCCAAGCCCCATGTCTGCTTGAGCGGAGCGAGTTTCACGGCATGTCGCTCCCAGGAGTCCCGTGCCGTTCTTTCAGCTCCGCCGCCGAACTCCGAGCCAATGCCCATGAGCCCGAAGGGTGACTCCTGCTGGCGCCAATGTTCTACGGCACGTTCCAGGTTCACCTCTGCGACAAGTGCGAGTTGCCACCCGGCCAACGGGGATTCTTGAATGCCGTCGTCGTCGAGCGAGAAGCCGATCTCTGCGTCTATCTCTCCCGCCGCCACGTCCAGAACTCGCTCCAGAGCGTCACTCTGAGCGGCGGAGACGTTGCGAATCTTGAGAATGCGGGCGAGCTCGTCTGCGTCGGCGTAGGCCATCTATTCGGCGCTCGGTGTCGCCACCACGAGATAGACGGCTCCGGCTCCGGCTGTGCCACCGACTGGATCACTGCCAAGATACCCGTCCTGCGAGACAACGACCTTCATCGGCACCGAGGTCGTGAACTTGGCAGGCAGGAAGCGTTGGGAAACCAGCAGAGGTGTCCCCATCGAATCGGTTAGCTGAAGTGTTGAAAGTAGCGCCGCGCTATTCCCGCTCGCGAAATTCTCTCCCAGCATCTGCGCTGTTGCTGCCGTAAGGAGTGAAGGGATGTCGCTCGTGCGATCTGCGGTGCCCAGGTCGATAGGGTTCGTGAGTCCCCAGATGCCGTAGGTGTCTCCGTCGTACTGCCCGGCATCCCCAAATGGAGTCGTCCCATCAAACGCCTCCGTAACCTCGATCCACGCATCGAGCAGGATGTCATCCACGGTCGGTGTGTAGAACGCGATCCCGTCGTTCAGTCCCACGTCATCGAACGCGAAGGGGAAGGGACCGAGGACGCGGGCCGCACCGGCTGTTTCGCCTCCAGGTCCGCCGCCAGACTCCTCGACGTCTCGGAGGCGCTGGATCACCGCTGCGATAAGCGCCCTGAACCCGTAGGCCCGCGAGACGTCCACAGCCTCGGCCGAAGTCGGGTCGTCGAGATCCCCGATCGCTTGGTTAGCGTCGTCTGTTCTGTCAGTCCAGTAGTTGCTCATCCGTGTCCTTTGAAGAGGGGGGGCAGGGCCGAAGCCCTGCCCCAGTGGACTAGGAAGCCGCCGTGATGAGGGAGAACGCGCCCTCGTCGACGACAACTGCCTCGAACGCGCCGATGATCCCGACTTCGAGACCACCGATCTGTGCCTCGACCGCCCTGAGCTCCACCGGAGCACCAGGCGACTCGGCGCAGAGCAGACCCTGAGCATCTCCGACCACAGCGACGCCGGCCGAGAGACCCCTGGTCTTCACGATCTTCAGCCCTGCGAACGAGCCGCCTCCGTTGAGCGAGACTCCGCCCGAGAGGAAGGCCGCAGCAGATGCCACCGGAATGAGGGCCGCGAACTTGTAGAACTCATCCGGTGCGAAGTAGATCGTGTCCGCCATCCGTCCGGATGCGGAGTAGACCTCTGCCGCACCCTGCGCGATGGCCGTGACGTACTCCTCGTACGTCGGTGAACCCGTCAACTCGTCGGTGACGATGTTGGCGAATCCCGAGTCCTCGAGGATGTTCCCTGCATCCGTCTCCGTCTGCAACGCGTAGTCTGCGGCCGCAACGCGGAACCACAGATCGAGCGCGGACGGGGTCGTCCAGTTGATCGCCTGCCAGGAGAGGTTACCGCCGGCGTTGTACGTCGTGGCGGTCGCCGTCTCCATCGTGACGTTTAGGTCAGGCGTGGATGCGACCGTCTTCTCAGTTCCCTGATCTGCGACGGTCGGCTTGCCCGTGATCTTGGGGAAGGTCACGGAACCCCGATCCAGAGGCACCCGAAGAGCCGAGGCCACGAGCGGCCGCGAGTCGTCGATCACCTGGAAGATCTGGGCGATGTGCTGATCCGGCTGGAGGCCGAGAACGTCGGCCGAGAGGGTGTGCTCAGGAGCGCGTGCGAGCCGCTCCCTTGCCGCCTCGACGACCTCTCGCCCGACCTGCGAGCGAATCCGGTCGAACCCGTTGCCGTTGGCACGCGCGAGGATGTAGTCCCGCGCATAGGTGGCGAACGTCTGGTACTTGATCGCACCGTTCTCGAGCTCGATGCCGGGTGCTTCCCCGGCGATGCGAGCCCGGATGTCCTTCTGTGCCGACGAGGAGGCCTGCTCGCGAGCGAGCTGCTCGTCGAGCTCTGCAAGCTCCGTGTCGATGTCCTTCGCTCGAGCGCGGTAGCCGTCGAGCTGTGTCTTCTCGATGTCGGTGGGGTCCTTCTCCTCATGAGGACGACCCTCGATGACACCAAGCATGTCGTTCTGCAACTTCGAGACGGTGGCCCGCTCGTCCATGAGACGGGTCGCTCGAATCTGCAGAATCCCTGTTGCTGCAGACATGTTCAGTTCTCCCTGTGTTCTGTGTGTTGGATGACCCGGCGGGGGTCGCACAGGGAGGGGCCGCTCAACGCGGGGTGTCCCGTAGTCGGCGAGGTGCGCCGTCTGGCTACTTAGGCAGCCGGCCTCATCGAGTCGGGGACGGCTACGCCTGCCGCTTCTAGACGTGCGGCAAGTTCTGGGTCGAATGCCGGAATAAGCTCGGCCTCGGAAAAGATCGGAGCGCTTCTAACCGCGAGCACCTGGGCTTGTGGATACGCGCCCTCGCGACAGAGCGCGACTCTGTCCAGGTGGACCTTGAGCCGCCGCATCACGCCGCTGGGTTGACGGGCGGATCTGAGCGGGCCGAAGAACACGCTAGCGGCCGTCAAAACACCTTCCTTGATCAACGCGAGCGCCTTGTCTCCATCGGGGTGGTCGGTGACGCGGAAACGACCATAGAGAGCGTCGTCGCGCTCCTCCAGGTGTGCTCCATGACCGATGACCCCCGAAAGTCCTGGGTGGAAGTGCTCGAACTCGAGCAGGACCCGGTTGGGGGCTTTGGTGGCGCCGGAGAAGGCCCCGCGTGCGAACTCCTCCTCGTAAGGTCTCCCATCCCCAAAGGGCGGGGGGTCAGTGACGAATGCCGGAACTTCGTAGGGCGCACACAACATCTCCACGTTGCGTCCGTCCGTCGCGATCTCGGTCAATTCGACCGTGCGAGCAAGAGTCGGACGCTCGGCCGCGGGGGTTTCGATGATGTCGGTCATGCTCCTACTCCTTGAAGGTGCAGAACGTTTCCGTTCTGGTTGGGTGTGGCTGCTGAAGTCGCGGGCTTATTGGCAAGTTGCGGATCGTCCTCCTCAGCCTGAGTGCCAGGGATGCCCTCTTGAACGATTGGCGCGAAGGTGTCCGATGCGTCGAACGTGACCCAGTTACCCCTTGGTAGCATCTGCGCGGAGAGGGCGTCGGCGATTCTTTTGGCTAGAGGGCGAAGCTCGAAGCGCCACCACATCTCGCCCAACATGGCCGGGGATTGGTAGACGTGGGACCCTTCCACGCTCAAGTTCAGGAACACAGCAGGCACTCCGAACGCTGCTGCGACAGCCTTGGCGTTGAACTCCTGGGCCTCGAGCAGAAGAAGATCCGCAGGGGAGAACGAGAGCTGCTTGGGCGCTATCTCCGGCGGGACAACGGGAGGAGCCCCACCGCGGTCAGTCGTTCTCGCGACCCACTGAGCTTGAAGGGCCAGAGCCTGAGGCTCTGTGAGCTTCCGTTCGGACTGGAGGTAGTACGCCGGAACACCGCCGGACATGAGCCCTCGTCCAAGCTCGCCCGAGGCGATCAAAGACCACGCCTGGGAAGCGAAGGATCGGATGGCCGATGTGCCGTGAAGATCCCTACCGGGGTCACGGTCGATCTGCACCACGCGCATGGGATCGAGTTCCGTCTCACCAGCCTTGTAGACACGCCTTCCGTTTCTCGCGTTGACGTTGGCGATGCGAGGATCGACAACAGTCCATGACGATGGGTAGCCGTTGGCGTAAGAATCCAGGACGTACAGGAGTGTGTAGCCGTAGCCGTAGATCGCCTCGACGGCCGCGAACATGGCATCCGAGATGCCATTGGGGAACCACGCCGGGTCGGGGTTGGAGACCCACGCCGGCTCGAACCCACCCATGGGAGCCTCTGACTGGAACTGCAGCGGCATGGATGCGATCTGCTGCGAGTTGAGCTGGATGCAACGGTTGGCGGCCCAAACCTTCTCGGCGATGGCGGGTGAGATGTACGTGCCGTTATTGCCCAGCGTCTCCGACCACCAGGAGTGGACGGCGGGCCAGATGGCGAAGTCCTCGAGTGTCTCCTCGGGGGTTTCACGTCCGAGGAAGGTGTCGCGTAGGAAGCTCAATAGATCGCCAGTTCTCCCACGTCGTTCTCGTGCGCTGAGTACAGAGCCAACGTCGCTGCAACGAGTGGGGAGATGTTCACGGTGGACTTCGTTCGCGACCAGGCCCAACGATCAACCAGCGGGCGGGCTTTTGCACCGCGGATCGCGTGATCGAGCTCCTGCTGACCGATGTGTCGCAAAGTCTTCTCTCCAACAGCGTCGACAAAGAACCCACAAGCCTTGCCGTAGTCCCCAGAGTCCATGCGACGGACAGTGATACCCGCGTCGTCGATGAGACGAGCGATGGCCGCAGAAGGTCCAAAGCCATCGCAAACCACTTCGGCTACTTCGTGGTTGCGATAGAGGTGCTCCATACGCTCCGCGACCCACCCCGTCCCCGAGCGGGAGTGAATGACCTCGATTCCGAACTTCCCCTGGTCGTTTCTCCCGGCCGCGAGGATGGATGCGTGACGCTCGGGAGAGATGTCGAAGGCGATACAGACGGGGTCCATGAGGACACTGGTGGGGTCTTCGACATCAGCCCATTGCTCGGGAGTGATGAGCAGATCGCTCGAGATGTCCGTGGCGGGCCAATCACCAACCCCCAGAAGCTCCACCGCGAAGGTTCGTGCGGCCATCGAGCGGTACTCGCGCTCCATATGCTCCTCGGTGATGCGAATTCCTAGAGCCGGGTTTGCACGCTTCCAGTTCTCCCGGTCGATAGCCATCTCGTCCGAGACGTCGTCCGGGTGCTCGGCGTCCACCGAATACTCGAAGTACGCCAAAGAGTCCTCGGGGTCTTGTGCGAGCCCTCTCTCACGGACGCGCGTCCACACGACGCCGTGGTCGTGGATCTCCTGATCGACCGCGGAGCCGGAATACATGAGCTGCGGACCTCTGGGAGCCTGGGAGGCTCGGAGCGTCGGCATCATCGCACCGTGTGAGGCTTCGTTGAGGATCATCGCCTCGTCTAGTGACAGGAAGTCTCT